TTAATCCTCCAGCTCCCCAAACCCTTCTCCGAATTCCTCATCATCATCTTGCTCAATCTGCTTTCTTATGAATTCCCATGTGTCGATGAGCTGTTTTACTTTCTTTTCCGTGTCTGTGGCCAGATCGTGGAACATTATTGCGAATTTAGGGTGTTTCATCATTTCCTGGAAGACTTTATATTGCTCGGGTGTGAGTTCGATTTCTTGACCGGCGACGGTGACTTTCGAGCTGTTGTTGGGTGACGGATCGTCCGTACGGCCGAGAAGGTAGTCAGTTGTTGTATCGAAAAAATCTGCAAACTTTTGGAGAGTATTGTAATCGGGTTCTCTTTGACCTTGTTCATAATTAGCAATTTGTCCTCGCGAAAACCCAAGTCTATCCGCAAGTTCGTATTGACTTAATCCACGTTTTTTTCTTAATTCGGACAATCGTTTACCGAACATATCTTTGCACCTCATACTCATTATAGGAAACAAATAGTTTCTATACCATATTAGACACAAAAAGTTTCTGAAATGTGTTGACAGAAACATAATGTTTCTTTATGATATACTTAAACAGAAACGTAACGTGTCTAGGAGGTGATGTGAATGGCCGGAAAAAGGGTTAAGCTGATCGAACTGAGAGGTAGCCATAAACGCCCCAAAGTCGCTAAAGAAATCGGTATTACACCTCAAATGCTTGGTATGATCGAACGAGGTGACAGAACTCCTTCCTTGTCCTTGGCGATCAGGATAGCGGAGTACTACAAGGTTTCTGTTGAGGATATTTTTTTTGATGAATTTGGACACGAATCGTTTCCTAATGATCATCCTAAAACAGAAAGGAGGAAGCTCGCGTAAATGGATAAAGAACTTGAACTCACTGTCATTGATGTGTTGTAAAACAAGCGAAAGGAGGAGCTTAGCTTGACCGAACAAGAACTTGCACAACTTAAACAGCAACTCAAAGACGAAATCTTGTCGGAAATACAGTCAAAGCCTACTAAGCGGATGCAGACAGTCTGGGACAGCATCAAGCCAATGATCGAAAGGCGGTTCGGGCACCTTAACGGACCGGAACTGTATCAGCTAACAGCAGCAGTTTCCACAATCATCCGTTATTCACTTGGGATTAGGCAGGTTCGATTCATACCGTACAGCATAGAAGATGATGTCATTCGATTTGTTGACGGTTTGCTTGAAGCCATGACTGATTTGGGAGAAATAAAGAAACAACAATCAGCCTAACGAAAGGAGGTCAACTGAATTAAAGTTAAACGCTTGTATTTAGTTACTGGCGATATGTACGAAGATGTTGAAATCGTAAAGGAAGTGCCAAGTGAGTTAAAGGAGAATGTGTCAGAACTGTTCATTGGCGTGAAGTCTGACACATCCACAGTGTATATCAGTCCAGAAATGATTGTTTCGATTGAGTTAGAGAATACGACACTTAAGGTTATTTCTTCTTAGATTTTCTCGTTTGTGACAAAGCACTGCCGGCTACTTTTTTTGAAGTTTTGCTGTACCGATTGTCTCGCAAAATCTTACTTGCCTTTGTGGCTACACGTTTTGAAGTCTGTTTTTTGTTAGCCAATCGGATCACCTCCTCCCAAAGACTCATTCGACAGGGAGGAAGAAAATCCTACATCAGCCTAACGAAAGGAGAAGATATGATGAACCGGAAACTAGTCTTCATTAAAGATAATGAGCCAGTGACGGATAGTTTAACTGTAGCTGAGACCTTTGGTAAACGTCATAACGATGTGCTCAGGGATATTCGATCGTTAGGATGTAGTAAAGAATTCTCACAGCGCAATTTCGCGCAGTCAACTTATACCAATGAGCGTGGCCGCGAATACACAAAATTCATTATGACAGAGCAAGGTTTTACTTTGTTGGTTATGGGTTATACCGGTCCGAAAGCGATGGAGTTCAAAGAAAGGTATATCCAAGCATTTCACAAAATGCGTGAAAGATTACAGAAAGGTGTAGTACCTCTCAACGATCGGCAAGCACTGATCCAGTCGCTCAAACTCACTGCCGAATTAGCGGAGGAAACTGAGGAACTAAAAACAATTGCACAACAGCATTCGCAAAAGATTCTCGAACTGGACAACAAAATCGAGGAGCAAATCACGCTAGACCATGCAGAACAACGGAAGCTACAGAAAACAGTAGCTCGAAAGGTATACAGCATTACTGACGATCCTGCCGAACGTCGTCGGTTATTTCGCGAACTGTACCGTGAAATCAAAGACCGGTTTGGTGTTGCGAGTTACAAAGACGTGAAGCGCAAGGAGTTGAACAGTGCCATCAATTATGTAACTAACTGGATCCCGAGGAAAGTGTCTTAAATGAGAATAAAAGTGATAAAAGGACCATTGTTCGAGAGGTGTCTTAAGCAAAGTTATATTTACCTCCGCAGAGTTGTAGAGGAGAAAATACGTACTGGTGAATACAAAGAGAAAATAGATTATCAAAGTCAAAGCCGAAGAACAAATTTTAATTGAAGAGGAGAAAGCAGCCCGCGACCAAGAGTGAGGAGTGAAATGAGGATGTCTCTGATGGGAAATCTTACGAAGGGAAATGTAGTGACTAAATGGTAGGCGCGGGCGAGGGAGAAGTTCAAGACATCAACCACTATCTATAGTACATGGAAATAGGGTCACAAAAAAGACGAACAACGCGACAAAGGAGGCGAACAAACGCATGAGTATGGGACAAGCGATAGCGGAGGCACGACAAGGCATGACGCAAGCGGAGTTAGCGGAGAAATTACACCTAGATAGGACATCAGTCGGGAAGTACGAGACTGGGAAACGTCGAGTGCCGGAACACATGAGAGCCACCATAGCCAGCACACTTGACGATCCGGTGGTGTACTTTGCAGCAGAGGAAGAAGCGACGGGAGGTGTTACGATTCCATATCTGAACGGAGAACGGATAGAAAGGAGCTTATCCGCCATGAAGGAACTGGCGCGGTACGAAGCCCTAGAGGCTTTAGAACATCTTGACCGGGTACGGTTCCATAAGCCGCCGGAATACTGGACTGAAGAAGAAAAAGCAGAAGTGCAACAAGTGATGTACGAACTCCTGGACGCGGCAGCAAGTATTCAAAATCTTGTAGCGGTGTCGTGCAAAGATTATGGTTTTTCTCCCAAGAAAATTTACAAAGAATGGCGTAATACCGTGAAAAAGCGAGGATGGATGAAATGAGAGGGATAGGAACTATCAACTTTATCGGAGATGAAGCAAGAGAGGAAGTCGCAGTATGACTGACAGGGAGCGAATTTCACGCTTAATTGACCGGCTTTCGGTTTTCGCTGAAAGGCAGAAGAATACAGAGGACAACACTGACTTCATGAAAGGATACCTCACTGGAAAATGTGACGCTTATAACTTTTGCATCGAATTGATTCAGGAGGAGTTCGGTTTGAAAGAGGAGGGAAGGGACGAATGATCTTTTTCGCCGGTACTGCTAGGGAGTGGATGAATCTATCCGAACAGCAGAAAAAGGATTTGACCGGATCAGTATTGGTTTTGCAGAAACAGAAAAAAGCCGCTGCTCGAAGGCAAACGGCATAAAGTATCACTACCGTAATTGTACCACGTTGGTGGTGCGATCACAAGGCGGGATTCAGTCCCGCCATCGGGGAGCGTAGCTAAATCGTTATCTAGTTACGCTCTCGGATGGCGCGACTGAGCGCCAGCAAGGCGGTGGCGGAAAAGGTAGACGCTAAAGCACACCCTTAATGAGACCAGCAATAGGTAGTGGAAATAGGCTTGGGTTGGACGCTGCCATGCAGGGTGCAAATCCCTGCCCGCCTTACAAATACGTACGAACGAAAGGAGTGATAAACGTGAATCGGGCAACATCTTCATATGAGCGTTGTCAGCCCACAATCGAATTCTTCTGGTGGTGTCCGGAATGCGGTATCGAAGTTGAACCTTCCGAGATTGCAGAAGATGGAACGCACGATGTATACGAAGGCGGTTGTGGCCAACAGGCTGATTATTGTTACCGGCGCAAAAAGAAAAAAACAATCGCGCTGTAACGCGATTGTTCGAGGGTTTTTTAAAAATCCGCTTGAAGATATGTTATCACGAAAAAACCTCGAAATCAATTGGAGGAGGGATTGCTTTGAATGCGACAGTATTGGCTCCGACTGTCGAGATGGAGCATGAACAGTGGTTGGAGGCAAGAAGAAAAGGCATTGGCGGCAGTGACGCTGCTGCTATTGCTGGCTTAAACAAATGGAAATCTCCTGTTCAGGTGTACCTTGAAAAAACGGGACAAGCTCCTGAGGAAGAGGCGGGGGAAGCCGCCTACTGGGGAAATATTTTGGAAGATGTGGTGGCACAAGAATTTTCTAATCGAACAGGATTAAAGGTACGTCGTAGAAATGCAATTTTACGTCACCCGAAACATGAGTGGATGATTGCTAACGTTGACCGTTTGATCGTCGGAGAACGCACAGGTCTAGAATGCAAAACGGCATCTGAGTACCTCAAGGATGAATGGGCCGGCGATGAAGTCCCTGCAACATATCTCATCCAATGCCAGCACTACATGGCCGTCACTGGTTATGACGCTTGGTGGATCGCTGTTCTCATTGGGGGTAACAAATTCGTGTACAAGAAGATTGAACGCGACGATGAGCTGATCAGCTACCTAATCGACATTGAACGGGACTTTTGGGAGAACCACGTCAAGAAGCGAATCCCACCGGCGTTTGACGGTTCGGATGCTTCCAGTGACTTGCTTAAAGTGCTGTATCCCGAAGCAGCACCGGAAAGTGACATTGAGTTGCCAGATGAAGCAGATAAGCTCATTGAGGCGCTTGAACAAATAAACGCTGAGCTCAAGGAAATAGAAACACAAAAAAAAGAATATGAGAACCGATTAAAAGGGATGCTTGGCGAGTTCGAGACCGGTGTGGCTAGTAACCACATCGTGACGTGGAAAAACGTCACCAGTAATCGTGTAGATACGAAAAAACTTAAAAAAGAGCGACCAGATATTTATGAACAGTATTTAAAAAAGTCGACGTCGAGAAGATTTAATATCAAGGAGGCTAACTAATGGCTCAAAACAAGGATATTAAGAATCAGCTGTCAAAGCGGGCAAATAGTGGTAATGGTAAACCTCAGACACCAGCCCAAACAATTGCATCATATTTAAAAAGAATGGGACCGGAAATTGAGAGGGCGCTACCAAAGCATATGGACGCTGATCGTTTGGCACGTATCGCACTTACTACTATCCGCACGACACCAAAACTTATGGAGTGTAACTTGCCATCGCTCATGGGAGCTGTGATGCAAGCGGCACAGTTGGGACTGGAACCGGGGTTGATAGGTCATTGTTACATCATTCCGTACGGAAAAGAAGCTACATTCATCATCGGTTATAAGGGCATGATCGATCTAGCTAGACGTTCGGGTAACATACAAAGCATTTATGCCCATGCAGTATACGAAAATGATGAATTCGACTATGAACTGGGGCTAAATCCGAAGTTGGTACACAAGCCTTATATGGAAGGTGACCGTGGAGAGTTTATCGGCGCATACGCAGTAGCACATTTTAAAGACGGTGGATACCAAATGGAATATATGCCTAAAGCAGAGATTGAGAAACGTAGAGAACGTTCAGCATCAGCTAAATCGCGTCATAGTCCGTGGGCAACCGACTACGGGGAGATGGCCAAGAAGACCGTCATCCGTCACATGTGGAAGTATCTGCCCATTAGCATCGAGATCCAACAGCAAGCCATGCACGACGAGGTTGTGAAAAAAGACATTACATCAGAGCCGGAGTTCGCTCATGACGTGATCGACATTGAGACCGGCGAAATTGTGGAAGAGCCAGTTGAAGAAGAACAGGTGAAGCAAAATACTCAACCGGATACGAGTGACCCAACAGAAGAAGAGATGAGTGAGATCCTTACTGGAAAATGATGTGACAAATGGAGAAGGGCTTGTTTGCCTTCTCTGATGGCTAGGAGGGAAAAGGATGGCCGAGAGCTTTCCGTTTACAACCTATTCAGGATTGTTAGAACCAAAGCACTATAAAAGAATAGGATCGGCCATCTGGCTCTTTCTATGGTGTATCAGCTCAACAACAAAAGAAGTAGAGAAAGACGGAATAGTCTGGGGGATTGTACTAGGCAATAAACCATTAAAGATTACTGAATTAGCGATGATCTTTGAGGTTAATGAGAAAACTGTCAGGCGTTGGCTAGATACACTTGAACAACACGGATATATACGTGTTACGCGAGTGCCTTATGGGTTAATCCTAACGGTGAAAAATTCTAAAAAGTACAAAGGAAAAAGAGTGGACAAAAATGTCCATTCTCAAGCAGATCGGACAAATATGTCCAATCCAGAGTGGACAGAAGTGTCCGATCACTCGGACAAAAATGTCCACTCTAATAAAGATATTACAAGAGATATTACAAAAGATGATGGATGGATGGATATAACTACACGCGAGGAAGATGTCAAAGGTGACGGGATGCCGATTACCGATGATGCCGTTCATGAAATTTCACCTTTGCGAAAGATTGAGAATCACTTCCTGATGCGTAGAAACTCGGGCGTTTCGCTCAGTCCTGATGACTACGAGTTAATGCAAGAGTTGATCAATGACGGAGTGCCGGTCTCCGACATTATCGCTGGAATCGACCATGCGTTCGACACGTTTCAGCCTCGTTTTAAACATGACAAAATACGGAGCTTTGCATATTGTGAACCGATCATTAGACAGCGATATCACCAACGGACTGAAAGAAAAAAAGCAGAAGGGAGGTTAAAGTCAAATGAAAGCAGCAGGCAGCATGATACAGGACATTCAGGAACGCATAAACCGATTACGGGCGGAAAGACCGGCTGGCTCAACCGACCAACCGGCAGTGACGTATGACTGTTCTAAGTGTAAAGACGAAGGAGGATTCATCAAGCGTGATAAAGATGGCGTGGAACGCTGGGTGTTTTGTGAATGCTGGAAGCAGAAACAGACTGAACGGTTATTTAAGTCCAGTCAGATCACTGAAGAATTCCAAAAGCTGACGTTTCAAGGTTTTGTGACGAACGGCAGGCCAAAAGTGGTCGAAGAGGCTTTTTTGGCGGCAAAACACTATTTCATGAATTTCCGTGATATCCGTGAGAAACGGGAAAACAGCATCGCTCTTCTGGGAGAACCAGGGTGCGGTAAAACGCACTTACTCATGGCGCTATCAAACAACCTAATTAAACGTGGTGTGAGGGTGCAGTATTTTCCGTGGGTGGAAGGATACAACGACTTGAAAAACAACTTGGATCTACTAGACGAAAAAATCTACCAGATGCAGACCGTTCCCGTGCTGTTCATCGACGACTTGTTCAAGGGACGCAGGGAAGCGACAAACTTCCAGATAGAGCAGTTGTTTGCAGTGGTAAATTACCGGTATTTAAATCACTTACCGATCTTGGTTTCTTCTGAAAAAGACATTGATGAGATATGCGAGATCGACATGGGGATTGGATCTCGAATCTATGAGATGTGCAAAGACTATACTGTGGTTTTGAAGGGTGTTCCCGGATTGAATTATAGAATACGAGAGTTGGAGGATGCATATGTGCCCAACGTGCAATAACACTGGAGTTGTAGTAGCAAATGACGGTGTCATAGCGACATTTCAGAAGTGTCCGGATTGTGATCGAACTTTGGAAAACGAAAGACGGTTGAAGTGGCTTCGAAAACAGGTGAAGGAGTACGAACGACGTAAAGGCAGAATGAAAAGGAGCGGGTGACAGTGGGAGAACTTATGAGGATGGTGCTCATAAAAAAGCTTGAGCAAAAGCAGATATATGAATCCAGTGACGGCCGACTGTTACGGCAGTTAACGCAGGATGAGTTGGAAACAGAACTTCAGCGGGCGGAGAACCGGGAGCAGCTACTGCAGGCGCAGGAGGGGTGAGGGAGAATGATCCGTTTCACCGTGCCGGGGCGTCCAGTACCGGCTGCAAGGATGACACATAAAGGGAAATTTGTCAGCAAACAAGCGGAACGGTACTTAAACTATAAAAACAAAGTTGGTTGGATAGCGAGGCAGAATCGAGTAAAACGATTGGAGGGGGCGGTATGCGTTGAATTATACTTGTACCTTCATGGAGGAAGACAGGGTGATGCTGACAATTACGCGAAGTCAATCCTCGACGGACTCAACGGGATCGCTTGGACAGATGATGAAAAAGTGAAACGTTTGGTGGTTGAAAAACGGGGGTGTGGACCGGATGAAGAACGAGCAGAAGTGACAATTGAGTCCATGCCAGAAGTGGAGGATAGCGTAGGGTTATGAAAGTATCGGACAAGTACTGTGTCGGGTGTGTATGGATTATTCGGCACGAAAACAGACGTGAAGGTGTATGCCCATTCGTGAAGTGCGTTAAACGTGTTGGTTGGTCAAGTGCGAAAGAATGGCGGGAGTGTTCGGGATGGAGTTAACAGTCATGCAGTTGGTTTTGTGGGGAACTGTTTTATCGGGAATCTGTTTAGTAGCTGGAGCGTTTATCGGCATTGTTTTGGCGGCACTTATGACAACGGCAAAGGAGGCGGACAAGCAATCAGAACGTTTAAGAAAGGGGAAAAGTATCGACCCGTCGTTATGGTTCTAAAGACGAAGAAGGGTAAGCCGACCGTTATCCGGGTGAGCGGACGTGAATATCAGTTGAGATTGGCGGGGCATACGAAGAGGAGAGGATGATTTAAATGTATCTTGATGAATTATTAAAGGAATTAGAGGAATTGAAAGAAGAAAATGAGCGATTAAAGCAGGAGAATAAAACGTTACAAGGTATTGTAGCCAGTTGTACATGCGATGAATTCGCGAATTGATAAAGGAACAAAGTAAGCACTGCGTAATTCGTTGATGATGTGAAATAAAAAATCCCCTCGCCCGGGGAAAGTTGCTTGGGTAAATTATACCACATATGGGGTGAGGGGAACATGAACCGCCGAGAAATAGAGAAAGCACTTAAAGATTATCATTGGATGGTTAAAGAAATAGCAAGATTGCGTAAAATATTAGGCGGGGCAGGGGAACGTTTGTGCAGACAATACGGAATTGAAAGTACCTTACCCAAGCCGAAAGGAATTAATACGGATATTGTATATAACGAAGTTGCTAGAAGAGAGAGGCTATGGAAACATTTAGAACAATTGGTTAAGAAAGTAGCATTTGTTGAATCTCATATACATTTAATTAGCGATGACCGAGAACGTACAGTTTTATACTGCCTTTTAGAAGGAATGACAATCGCGTCAATCGCTCGACATTTAAAGATGTCGGAAAGACAGGTTTTTAGAACTAGAGACAATATCGTGTCACGAATGTCAGGAATGTCAGGAATGTCAGGGTTGTCACGGAATTTGAATAAAGAAAAATCATGTGTGTAAAATGGGAGGCAGGAACGGTGCGGAATAGTCAAGCGTCTACCCAAACGGGCGGGCGTTTTTTTTTGCAGGAAATTATCTCCTTTTGTCGAAGTATGTTAGGTAAAACGATGAAAGGGGAGAAGTAATGTGGAAAAGGAAAAACTTTTATTTGGTAGAATGTTGGGGGAAATGTACCGAATTCAAAAAAAGTTGGGGATGCAAGTTTCTGATGCAAGGATTTATGGACTTTTAAACGGAGTAGAAGAAGCTATTGATGAAGAGATTGAAAAAATTGGCTATGTTTCAAATAGGGATATTTCCGCAGTTTGTGACGTATTGGACGAATATTACCAAGACTGGGATAAGGTTAGTAAATTAGACGGTTTTTATGAAGTAGAAGATAAATTGAGGAATAAGGGTATTGGAAGGTCAAAGGCAATTAGAATCTTGAAGTATTTATACGCATCCAATAGATACAATGATTTGATAGATAAATTTGACAGTCCAAAATCTCCAGTTGAGGCAAAGAAATTTAAATTAAAAGAATACGATTTATGAAAACTTTTCATTAGCACCCACGTGGTGCTTTTTCTTTTGCAGGAATATCCTCCCTTTTGTCGAATTAAGTTTGGCAGGAGGAGATGATGGTATGAACAAGAAAAAATTAAGGTATGCGATATTAAAGGAAATTAACAGCGGGAATAAAAGGTTAACAGAGAAGGATTTTGGGGTTTCGGAGGATGATTTTGACGAGACTGTACGCTATCTTGACAGAGAGGGTTATCTGAAAGGTCTCATGTACGCTGATGATAGACCTTGTCTGTTCGAAGGAACCGCTTATGTAACAGAAAAAGGGGAAGATTATTTATCAGCAAATAGCAAACTATCAAAAACATATAAAGGATTAAAAGAAATAAGAGATTGGTTGAAGTTATAGCGCCCAAAGGGCGTTTTTTCTTTTGGAATGACAATAAAGGAGGCGGTGGTGATGTAAATGGCGAGAGGCCCTAAGCTGAACGACCGAAAAAAAGAGAAGATAAGGCAGTTGCTGGCAGAAGGGTATGCTAAAAATGCAGTCGCGAAAAAAGTGGGTGTATCATGGGCGACAGTAGATAAGGTGAGTAAGGAAGATGCAGATGGTCTTGAGACTTTACGAGAACAGAAAAAAGAACAGTGGATAAAGGAATCGTGGAAGACAATATATCTCTACATGCAACACGTTCAATCCGAAAAGGTCATAAAGCGGACGGGTGCTAGAGACAGCGCAATTCTCATCGGGACACTTCATGACAAGATGTTAAAGGCAAAGGAACTTGAATTGAAACAACAAGAACTTGAGTTAAAGCGGAAAGAAATCGAAGAACCGCAAACGAGCCGTGTTATTATCGTTGACGACGTGCCAGAGGTAGAAACAGATGAATGAGACTATAGTTAAGGTCACGGATTTAATCAATCGAAACTTTTACCCTGTATGGAGAACGGAAAAGCCGAACGTGGTGTTATCCGGCGGACGTTCCTCGATGAAATCATCGGTTATCTCTTTGAAACTAGTGGCAGATTTCCTGAAAGACGATATGGGGAACGTTGTTTGTTTACGTAAGGTCGGGAAGTACCTCTCTACGAGTTGTTATGAACAGATTAAATGGGCAATCTACATGCTTGGCGTGGAGAATGAATTTTATTTTGGGAAATCGCCACTCAAAATCACGCACCGTCGGACAAAGACGGCTTTTTATTTTTACGGTGTAGACGATCCAATGAAATTAAAGTCAACAATCATCGCGAAAGGCTATGTGATGGCGTTATGGTTTGAAGAATTAGCCGAATTCGACGGAGTAGAGGATATAGACACGGTTGAAGATACGTTTATTCGGCAGGATTTAGACGGAAAAGAGGTAAAGGTTTATTATTCGTACAACCCACCCAGAAACCCTTACGCATGGGTGAACGAGTGGAAAGAAAGCAAAGTGAATGACCCTGACTTCTTTATTCATCATTCGACATATCTTCAGGACGAAAAAGGTTTTCTTTCAAAGCAACTGCTACGAAAAATCGAGAATTACAAAAAGAATGACTATGATTACTGGCTTTGGATGTACAAAGGGGAGATCATCGGGCTGGGAGACATGGTATACAACATGAATCACTTTCACCCGTTGGATGAACTCCCTGATGACGATGATATACTCCTCATCGATACTGCGACGGATACAGGGCATCAAGTGTCGGCGACGGTTCATTGCGCGTTTGCGTTGACGAAAAAACGAAACGTTATTTTGCTTGACACGTGGTACTATTCGCCGGAGAACAAGTCCGTGAAGAAAGCGCCAAGCGACCTGTCGAAGGACTTTTTCGAGTGGATAACGAAAATAAGAGAGACATACAAAAAATCGATCGACAGAATGACGATTGATTCGGCAGAGGGTGCGCTGAGAAACCAAGTTTTCAAGGATTATTCGATCAGGCTTCATCCAATCTCGAAAAAGAAAAAAGTGGATATGATCGACAACGTTCATGACTTGCTGGCTCAAGGCAGGTTTTTTTATTTGGATACGGAAAACAACAAGATATTTATCGAAGAACATAGAAAATATCAATGGGATGCGGATACGTTACAATCGGACGACCCGAAAGTGGTTAAAGAAGACGATCACACATGCGATGCGTTCCAATACTACGTGAATGACAACTTGCGCAAGTTAGGGTTGAAATTTTAGGCGGTGATGACATGTTCAAAGGCCTAATCGCCAAGATAAGGCAGGTGATGTACCGGATGGGACTGCTGAAAGGAATAGAAAAACTGTCTGATCACAAAGATGTGACATTGAACGAGGAAATGTTTCAGCAGATAGAAATTTGGAAAAGTCTCTATAAGGGATACTATGAAAAATGGCACAATATAACGTATCAGACGGTTGAAGGAAGAAAACAACGCATCATGGAAAGCCTGAACATGGCTAAAGCATCTGCTGCGGAAATGGCTTCTCTCGTGTTCAACGAAAAATGTGAAATCAGTATAAGCGATGATACTTTAGCGAATAACATCGAAGAAGTGTTTAAGCAAAATAAGTTTTACAAAAAGTTTCAGGACTATCTCGAATACTCATTCGCACTCGGCGGCATGGTGATCAAGCCGTATGTGGAAGATGAGAAAATCAGGCTGTCGTTTGTTACAGCGGATTGCTTCATCCCGTTAACGTGGCAGAATGAGACGATCTATGAAGCTGTTTTCCCTTCGGAGTACAAAAAAGGTGACAAGAAGTACACTCACTTGGAATGGCACGTATGGGAAGACGGAGAATACGTCATCCGGAACGAATTGTACGAATCTAACGGACAGGACTTAGGCATAAAAGTAGCTTTATCGACATTGTTTCCTGATCTGGAAGAAGAAGTACGAATAAGCGGTTTGTCGAAACCGATTTTCACGTATTTCAAGCCAAACACGGCAAACAATATCGACACTCAAAGTCCACTGGGCATTAGCATCTATGCGAACGCTCTTGACACGATGAAAGCTATCGACACGGCGTTTGACAGCTTGCATCGAGAGTTCAGGCTTGGCAAAAAGCGAATTATCGTCCCTGCTCACATGGTCCAAGTAGTCATTGATCCACAGACAGGTGAGCCGAAGCGTTATTTCAATACCAGCGACGAAACATATGAAGCGCTCAACGCTGATGAGAACGATGTGGACATTAGAGACATGACCGTGGAATTGAGGGTCGAAGAACATATTGAAGCGATTAACGCATTGCTCAATCTGTTCGCGATGCAGACTGGTTTCTCGGCAGGGACATTTACTTTTGATGGCGAGAGCATGAAAACAGCAACCGAGGTCATCAGTGAGCAATCAAAAACATTTAAGAGCAAGCAGTCCCATGAAGTCATTATCGAAGCTAGTTTGCAAGAATTGATTGATTCGATAGTCGCAATTGCTGAACTATACAACATTTTTTCAGCGCCGGAGAATTATGAAGTCGCCATATCCTTCGATGACAGCATAGCAGAAGACAAGAGTGCTGAAATCAATCAACAGATTCAACTTGTTACGAATCAATTACAAAGCCGTAAACGTGCAATCATGCGAATACACGGGATGACAGAAGAAGACGCAGAACAATTGTTACAAGAGATATACGCAGAAGAACGGCAAGGTTCTCCTGACTTCGAGGAATTGCAAAGCGAATCAGTATTGTTTGGTGCAAGGGAGTGATTGAATGGAATCACAGTCGATTGGAGAATTCATCCGATCAAAACGAAAGGAAAAAGGGTTGTCTTTGCGAGAGTTGGCAAGGAGAACTGGAGTTTCTCAGCCTTATTTGTCTCAATTAGAAACAGGAAGCCACAACAACCCTTCTTTAGATACTTTGCGAAAAATATGTAAACAATTGGATGTGGATTATATAGATTTTTTTGTCAGAATTGGATATATAACCGAAGAAGACATAAAAAGCTATGTCGCCAGAAGGTGGTTAAATGAATCCTAACCAACTAGACATATTCACTCAACCCGTCATAGATATTTACCGTACCCTGGAAGAGGAAATATTTTTAATGATGGCCAAACGGTTGAAAACAGACGATGATATTACACGAGAACAAGCGTTTGAGTGGCAAGCTGAAAAAATACAGCAGTTAAATTCAATAAATGATGAGACAATAAAGATGTTATCTAAAACAACTGGTCTTGCCGAAAAGGAAATCAGAAAAATCTTTGAAGAGGTCGGAGATGAAACAATTAACACTGTTGATGAAGACGTGGAGAGAATCTACAATCAAGCGAAAGCAGAAGGAAAGAGCGATATATTAGCGACTTTTGTTGTATTAGGCGCAATGATCTACGGCTTTCAGCGGTTAAGGAAATCTAGAGAATATCAGCGGACAGTTAGCGAATTTCAAAATAGAGTTTTTCGTGATTTCAATGTGTTCATCAATGAAACGCTAATCACAACGAATTACGGCGAAGGAACAGTTGCGAGGATGTATCGCCGTATCGTCGAAGAAGCGGTAAGTCGGGTATTGACAGGGGATATCACGATCAATAAAGCCGTGGCTGAAACTGTTATAAAATGGGCTGAACGAGGCATACAATCAGGATTCGTTGACAGAAGCGGTCGGATATGGAGCCTAGACCGATACGCCGAAGCGACAATTCGGTCAACGGTAAACACTTTGTATAACGAGTTAACGATAAATCGAATGAAAGAGTACGGGACAGACTTAGTTCTAGTTAGCAGTCTTCCTGATCCACGGGAAGCCTGTTCTCGTATACAGGGAAAAGTCGCATCGCTCAGCTATCCGTCGAGCCATCCAAAATATCCGAGCGTATACGAGTTCGGTTACGGAGAGCTTTGGGGTTTGCGGGGGGTTAATTGTCGACATCGCTTTTACGCTTGGTTTGAAGGAATCAGCGAAAATAACCAAGTTCAATACAATGTCAGAGAAGCTCAAGAAAGGTATCAGCTTTCACAAAAACAGCGTTATTATGAACGTCAGATTCGTAAAGCAAAACGCTCTTTGAATATCGCGAAGGAATTAGGAGATGAAGAACTGATACAGCGGTATAGAAGACTTGTCAGAGCCAGACAGGCAAGAATACGAGAGTTTATCAAAGAACATGATCTACCAAGACGATATGATAGAGAAAGAGTGATTGCGTAAGCCGTTAGGGCTTTTTTATTTTGTCCGTTTATGCGTAGTGGACGTTAAATAAAACGCAAGGAAATTACCCATACGGGAGGCTTCAAAATGAGTGAAGAACAAAACACACAACAACAAGCGGCTAACCAGCAAGCCGAAGAAAAACAGGCTGGAGAGCAAGAAACGGGCACTGCTCCCGAAAAAGCAGAGGAAAAACTGTTCAGGCAAGAAGATGTGAACAACATCGTATCCAGAGAGGCTAAAAAAGCACAGGAGAAGTTGTTGAAGCAGCTAGGCATTGACGACTTTGATTCCGCAAAAGAGGGGCTGGAAAAATTCCGTGAATGGCAAGAGTCGCAAAAGAGCGAAGCTGAAAAACAAGCCGAACGACTTCAGAAGTTGGAATCTGATTATAATTCCGTTTCTGAAGAAAATGCTTCGCTTAAAGCGCAAATTGCCGCCATGAAGTCGGGTGTTAAGGCTGAATCTGTTGAGGATGTTGTCGTATTAGCGAAAACACTTGTCGATGATGACACAGATATGAACGAAGCGATCAAGAAAGTCATTGAGAAGTACCCGCATTTTGCGGAAGAAAAGCAAGAGCAAAAACCGTCTTTCACGACGGGACAACACACGAAAGAAGGCAATATGGACGCTTTCGCTAAAACATTACTTGGGAAATGAGGGGTTGATTAAATATGGCAAATGCTATTAACTACGCTGAACGTTATCAACAAGAATTAGATCAGGTTTTAACGCAAGCAACACTTACTAACGCTTTGGAAACACCGAATGTCAACTGGATGGGAGCGAAAACGTTCCACGTACCGACTGTTGACGTGACGGGGTATCAAAACCACAGCCGAAACGGCGGTTGGAATCGTGGAGATGTCACGGTCACTCATGAGCCGTATACGCTTCAGTTTGACCGTGACGTTGAATTTTTTGTTGATCAAATGGATGTCGACGAAAGTAACCAAGCGGCAAGCGCAGCAAATATTACCCGTGTTTTCCTGACCGAAAAAGCGGGGCCGGAAGTGGATGCATACCGCTTCGGGAAAATGGCGACACACGCGATTGATGAAGGTTTAGCCACTGGAGAAGCGATTGACGCAACGAATGTGTTTCAACGTTTGAAAGCCGATATTTTGAAAGTGCGGAAATACGGTCCGTCTAATCTCATTGCGTACCTTTCAAGTGAGGCAATGGACGCATTGGAGCGCTCTGAGTATTTTCAGCGCAATATCAACGTTCAAGATCAGGGGACGGCGATCGAAACTCGTGTCACGTCTCTTGACGGCGTACAGCTTGTAGAGGTTTGGGACGCCGAACGCTTCAACACGGAACACGATTTCACCAGCGGGTTCACGGCAACTGGGTTAGGAATCAACTGGATTATCGTTTATAAAGGGGCTATTGTGGCGAAAACGAAAGTGAACAGCGTATACCTGTTTGCTCCGGGACAACACACGGAGGGTGACGGATATCTCTATCAGAACCGCATGTATCACGACTTGTTTGTGATGAAAAACAAAGCGGACGGCATTGTGGTTTCGCATGTAGAAGCATAGGAGGTCACGTCATGAAGAAATTCAAAAAAGGGAACGTGATTATCCGAACGAATGACCCGCGTGAGGAGAACGAGTTGCGGCTACAGGGATATGAAGAGGTAAAAGAGAAGCCTAAAAAGACGAAGAGAGCATCCTCTCAGTAGGGTGCTTTCTTCTTTGAGGTGATTGCATGGCTTATGACATCGAAAAATACCCCGCACGAAGCGGTAGAGTGATTGGAGAGGACGGACAACTCTACAACATTGTAGAATTGCTCCAAAGCGGTGGTAGCGGAGGTGGTGCGAGCATGAGATTTCATTTTGGTGAAGGAGCGCCAGACGCATCACTGGGAGCGCCGGGAGATGTGTACCTTGATACTGATAGCGGCGACTTCTACCAAAACCAAAACGGCGCATGGAACGTGATTGGTAATTTGCGAGGGCCTCAAGGTCCACAGGGGCCGCAAGGGCCGGAGGGTCCTCAAGGGGAACAAGGTCCCCAAGGCCCCGCAGGAGCAGACGGTGCTGACGGTCGTGGAATCGACGACATCACGTTTGATGCAGATACGAACGAACTTGTTTTTCATATGACTGACAGTACCGAAATCAGAGTGCCGTGGCCAGAAGTGTAGGTGATTGAATGGCATATTTGACATATGACGAATACACTCAATTCGGATTCTCTGAGATCGAGGAAGACGAATTCAATCGGCTATTGCCCAAGGCGAGTGATGTTTTGAATGCTGTCACTCGTGATTTTTATGTGTTTAATGACATTGAGGATGATGTTGAGTTCCGTCGGGGAAGGTTCAAAAAGGCTGTTGCCGCCCAGATTGAATATTTCCATGACATAGGGGCAACGTCGTCACATGGATTAAACGAACCGTCTACCGTCACAATTGGGAGAACGACTGTATCACGAGGATACAGAGGAACGTCACAGGATGAGACGCAATTTAGTATCGTGTCTCCAGATGTGTTGATGTATTTGTCAGGGACAGGGCTTCTCTATCGCGGCGTGAGGGTGGTTTAAATGCGTATCGGTCCGTTGCCGAAGCGTTGGCTCATTCATTCGATTGAGTATTACGAGTATCTCGGGGAGGATGATTGGAGTAACCCGATATACGATGATCCGATTGTGATCAAAAACGTGCGTTTTGACAATTCAACTGTGTTTAGCCGCGATACAACACAAACAAAGGTTTTAGCCGATGCGGTTATTTTTGTAGACGTCACACATAGTGACCCTGTTCTTGATTTTAAGGAACGATCAAAAATTCAGTTCAACGGCAGGGATATGATACTTCAAAAAGTGATTCCCTGCTTTTATCCGCACAAAAACGAGGTCAGACACTACGAACTCGAGGTGATCTGATGGCAGTCAGAGTAAATGTGAAAAAAGACTTAAGAGGTGTCGGGAAACGGGTTTCGCAGATGACTAAGCTAGGGCAATATGCTCTGGCGAATCAGGTTCATGCTGACTCGAACCGTTATGCACCATTGTTGACAGGAGACTTACGCAACCAATCGGCAGTATCGCCGGACAACAAGTCTATCGTTTGGAACGTTCCTTACGCTAGACGACAGTACTACAACTATGGCGCAAAATTCACCACGCCGGGCACGGGGCCAAAATGGGACGAAAAAGCGAAAGCAATTCACATACGATCGTGGGAACGAGTTGTTAAAAGGGCGATGAAGTAATGACACTTGATTTTATGTTGAAGCTGAATCAACTCATTAACAGTCTTGACCTTTATGCGCCTTGCAAGATCGGCGTGTTAGGAGAAGAAGAAAGCCTGTCCATTATGTCAATGCCCGGCGGGGAAGAAACGGTCTATTTCGACGGCGTGCGGGACAAGGATTATCAAGTACAGGTGAATGCGAAAAGCAGGAATCACAATAACTGTTTCAACGCTTTAACAACGATTTATCAAACACTTGAAAATCTAACAGATTTACCGAGCGATAACGGAAGTTACGATTTTCAGGGAATTACCACACAATCATTACCGTCACTCGTGATGCAGGATGAGGACGGTTTTTTTATTTACCAGCTTTCGATTAGCGCAAAAATTACGATTTATGAAGGAGTGAGCTAATGTGGCGAGACAAAAGAACGCTCTGACGGAATATTACGTTGGCGCTATACCTAGCGACGGGTCAACCGAACCGGAATATTTTCGTTTGGCGAAATGGATTTCAACCGTTACGGATGATTCGGAAGAAGAAACGGAAAGTGTAGGGTATTACGACGGTGATGGGACGCCTGAAACAGATGTGATCAGCGTAGCGAAAACTTACACATTCGAAGGGTTTTATGATGATGAAGATCCGGCTATGTCGTTTATCAAGAGTCTTGAGTTTGAGACAGGTGAAGGCCGGAAAATTATGTTTAAGCAAGTGCGAACAAATGGCGACACGCTTGAAGGGCGTGCAACAGTAACTGACATTGCAGTGACAGGAGGAGAAGCGACAGAATACGCGACGTTCAACTGCACAATTGCGTGGGACAGAAAGCCGGACATCACACCCGGTGACGGAAATGGTGGCGGTGGAGTAGAGGGGTAGGTCCATCCTACCCTTACATATTTTTAAGGAGGGATAATGTGGCTATAAAAATTCAAACGGAAAAACCGGAGATTCCTGTCGAAATCGGGGATTTGAAATTTTCTTTTGATGTGTCGGATGAATCGATAAAGAAGTTTCGAGAAGATGCATTGAAGATTCAAAAGGAACTTGAAAACATTGAATCAATCGATAATGACAAGGAAGCACTTGAAGCCGCGAAGAATGTATTGCATCGTGGATATAGTCTTATTTTAGGCGACGGATCATTTGAGAAAATTTATGAGCTATCCCCTTCGGTAATCATTTGTATGAAATACCTAGAGCAGATCGTAGTCGGCATTGAGGAGGAGTTAAGAAACAAGGGGTATTCTCAAACTCAAAAAGAAAAGGCGCAAAAGTATATAAGCAACAAAAAGAAGTAGGTGAAGCGCGTGCTTTCACTTGCTTATCCGATAGATGACACTGTAGAAATTAACGGTGAAAAATACGAGTTAGATATGAGCTTTGATAATGTTATACGGCTTATCGACATGCTTAATGATGATGAATTAGACGACATAACAAAGATTGAGATAGGTTTATACATGCTTTTAAGCGTTGAATTAGATTATGATATCGAGAAGAAAGCAAAGATTTTCAAAGAAATTTTTGAAAAAGTTATTTTAGAAGGAGAAAAAGCTGAGCCTGCCTTGGATATTCAAGGGAATCCTATGCCGGAGAAAAAAGAAAAGGTTATATATTCGCTAAAAGAAGACGCCGAGTATATATATGCCTCTTTTATGCAAGATTATGGAATTGATTTGATCGAAGAGCAGGGAAAGCTTCACTGGTATAAATTTAAGGCTTTGTTATCTGGATTGAGAAACGATACGCACTTTAAAGAAATTTTAAACATTAGAACGATGGAATTGCCAAAAGGAAAAGGGATGGAAAAGGAACGTCGACGAATAATGGAACTAAAAGAAATATATAAATTAAAAGATCAATCCGATTAATATGTTAATATTAAGTAAAAAGTGGCTAGGAGGATTGGTCTTGAGCAAAAAATTGATGTTTGCAAGTGTATTGGCGATCTTTTTGTTGACAGCATGCGGGGGACAAGCGGCCGATGAAATGAAAAGTGAGGCAGAAGACAAACCAAAACAGGAAGAAGTAGAAAAAGAAGAGAAACAAATTGATGTGAAGATTGATGTAAATGAGGAATTAAGTTTTGAGCAGTTTGACGTAAACTTGAAGAAAGTCAGAGTGTATGAAGAGGATAATAAAATATTAGCTGATATTAGTTTAGAATGGCGGAACAATGCGTATGATTACGGTAGTGATGAAATGACATTTTTTGTTGCGACAACATTTGAAGTAAAACAGGGAGATAATGAACTAGAAGAAATCAACGATGCTTGGAATCCGGAAAATAAATCGTCTTCTAATGACGTATTCTTCCCGAATGCATTAGGTGGTTTGTGGGGCGTAGAATTGACTTATGAGTTAACGGATAAAACTACGCCGATTGACATCATTTTTACTCCGAACACTGAAACAGAAGGTAGCGAGACGATAACAGTCGATATTCCGGAATAATACAATGTGATGATTCAAGAACTCCGAAAACGGGGTTCTTTTTTATTGCGCCGAAAGGCAGGTGAGAAAAATGGCAGATGGCAGGGTCGTAATAGATGTCATACTCGACGACGGAAGAGTGGCAAAAGGTGTCGCAAATATCGATAAATCATTAGGTGGTCTAGGACAAACCGCTAGAAGAGGAGCGGCAGTCGTTGGAAAATTAGCAGCGGCATTGGGTTTGGTATATGTCGCAAAAAAAGGGATTGATTTAGTCACTAGATCACTTGACGGAGCTATAGATCGATATGACACATTGAACAATTTCCCTCGTGTAATGCAACAGATGGGGTTTGATGCAGAAGCGTCTGAAAAAGCAATACAAAGGCTGTCGGATGGTGTTCAAGGACTACCAACTCGATTAGACGAAGTAGCTAAAACCACCCAAAGAATTGCAATTATGACAGGCGATTTAGATGGAGCTGTAGAAACCACCCTGGCCTTGAATAACGCCTTTTTGGCTTCGGGTGCGAGCCAAGCTGATGCGGCGCGCGGGCTAGAACAATACGTGCAAATGTTGGCGAAAGGCGAAGTGGACCTGCAGTCATGGCGGACTCTGCAAGAAACGATGGGCGTTGCGCTGAACGATGTGGCGAAAGCGTTCGGTTTCGCTGGTAAATCAGCGCAGAATGATCTTTACGAAGCGTTAAAAAGCGGAGAAATAACGTTCGATGAATTTAACAATAAATTAATCGAGTTAAGCAACCAAACAGGTGGGTTTGCAGACCAAGCGAGAACTGCTAGTGGTGGGATCAGGACAGCATGGACTAACTTAAGTACGTGGATTGTCACTGGCGTCGCTGATGTGATCGGAGCAATCGATGAAGCGTTAGGTGGTACAGGATCGATCGAAAGTGCTATTAACAATTTAAAACCTGTCATCCAAGCTGTTTTTGGGTGGATGGCTGAAATGGTTTTAGTCGTAGCAGATAGAATTCGAATGGTCAAGGACGCGATTGATCCGTGGCTACCGTCGATTAATGAAGTGAGAGACGGTTTTATGAACGTCTTTTCGGCGTTACAGTCATTCGTTATGCCGATTATTCAAGAAGTTGTTAGCTTCATTATGAATGTTTGGGGGCAGTTAGTTGCGTGGTGGCAAGAGAACGGAAACCAAATTATGCAAGCGGCGCAAAATGCTTTTCAATTTATACTTACAATTGTTCAAGCGGTGATGCCAGCAGTTCAGTTTATTATTCAAATTGTGTGGGATGCTATTAAAAACATTATAAGCGGTGCATTATCCGTTATTCAGGGATTGATACAAGTCTTTACCGGAATTTTCACCGGGGACTTCTCGCAAATGTGGGAAGGCATCAAAAAGATATTTTCTGGAGCGATAGATTTAATTATCGGTTGGTTGTCGCTCTCTTTCTTGGGTGGAATCAGGAAAATACTTCTAAATTTATTGAAAAATGGCGTTAAGATTGTTCAAAACATGTGGAAAAACATCGTAAATTTCTTCAAGAACTTTGGCACGAACGCTCAAAACCTTGTTTCCAATATGGTCATGAGAGTTCTGAGCTTTTTTAGAAACTTATTCAATCAAGCGAGAAACATATTTACCAGTTTGAGGGCATCTGGAGTTTCTATTTGGAACTCCTTACGCGAAACTGTTTTAAACGTAGTCAGAGGTATATGGCAAGGCGTTACACAACGTTTTCGGAACATGTTATCCAGCGTTAGAAACACAATGAATAATGTCCGCAGTACTATTTCTAATATTTGGAATAGAGTGATGTCGTTTTTCCGCGGGATTAACTTGTATAAAGTCGGGAGAGACATTATTCAAGGGTTGATTCGAGGAATTGGATCAATGGCTGCTGCTGTATGGGAAAAAGCAAAAAGCATCGCTAGCGGGATAGGAGATACAATTAAAAAGGCTCTTGGTGTTTCATCTCCGTCCAAACTCGCTATTTGGATCATGGAAATGGTTGGGAAAGGGTTAGAAATTGGCGGCGATAGAGCTTTACCCGGCATCAGAAAAACCGCTCAAAAGATGGGACAAACCGCAACCCCCGTCCCAGAAATTCTTAAATTGCGTGGAATTAAACCGCCGTTGGGCAACTTGATGCCTACAGCGTCGTTTGCAACGGCTAGCGGTTCTGCAAGTGCCGGAAGTCCTATATTTTCTCGTGCAATAGATAATAAACAACCCGCTGTTATTCGACTAGTGTTGGGAAGACGCGAATTCGAAACATACGTGGATGATATCACGGAAGTGCAAGACAGAAAAAGCTATAGATTAGAGCGTTTCAGGAGATGATTCTATGATATTTAACGGAATTGACCTTTCCCCTTATTTGCGTATCAAAGAAATACATGGCAGAGGTATTTCACCGAGCGAACTTACGTTGATTGACGTTCCCGCTATGGATGGGGCTTATTATTCGCAGAAGAGACGTCCGCCACGAGTAATAGAAATTGAAGCTGATATCAGAGCGAGTAATCGAGAAGAGTTACGCACGAAATTAGATCAACTGAATGCGATTCTAGATGTCAATCAACCTGTTCCGATTATCTTTCCAGATGAGCCGGATATGATTTATTATGGCATACCTGAGTCGACAGGAGAAGGCAATGAGTATACGTTTTTGCATCAAGTGCAGCTTACGATTATCTGCCCTGATCCGTACAAATACAGCGACGAGGTTATTGTCGAATTCCCGTCTGATGTCGTCACGGTCACGAATGAAGGGACAGCAGAAGCCGATCCGGTGTTTGAACTTGAAGTATTGGAACCCGTGACATTCGCGATGATACAGAATCAAGACGAAGACTATATGATGATTGGACGACCCGTTAGCGCGGAAGAAATTGCTTTTGAGCGCGAAGAAAGAATTTTGCACGATGCGATGAACAGTACGGTCGGCTGGGTGGAAGGGGTGGATATAGATGGTGATATATCTGGGACTATGGTGTCTGCCGACGGAAAGTTTGTGGTCAGCGATTTTGGGGAACCGTCCGAAGCTAAATGGTACGGTCCGGCATTAAGACGCAGTTTACCTGAACTTTTACAAGACTTTCGCGTTGACATACTTGTAGAAAATTTTAATACAACCGAAGGTGTTGGACGTGTAGATGTTTATTTGCTTGATTCGAGTAATCGTACAGTAGCGAATATTAAGATGTCGGACGCGTGGCAAACAATAAAACGAAATAGAGCGAGAGGGTATTTGCAGAATCCTGAAAGAACTGAACAGTTGATTTATACACATGAAACAACATCACAAGCAACGGGAGAGCTTTGGAACGATTTTGACGGTATTTTTCGATTTCAGCGGATAGGAAATCTATGGATGTTATATGTTGGGAAAGTGCGCCCGGATGGAACACATCATGCCCGGAGAATTGTGAGGTACTCTGATACGCTCGAAGAATTTTCACAACCTATTGCGCAAGTGCAGATTCATATGGGGATATTTGATGATCATCCCCCAACTGATCTAGCGATCAAAGACTTGAAAGTATGGAAAATCAATGATCCCGCTGATGATCAAGTTCCATATATCGCGCATGAGGGAGATAGTATTGTGTTTGATCATACGAACGAAGATATTTTATTGAATGGAGAACCGCGAAAAGATTTAAAAGATTTTGGGGCGAAGTTTTTTAAATTAAAACGCGGGAACAACCAATTAATTGTTCATCCGGATTCATTTAATACGAAACTTCGATACCGTAAAAGATTTATATAGAGAAGGCGAGGTTGTAAAAATGTCACCATCGGAAACTGTTATACACATAACCGATCATCAAACTGATGTCATCCTCGACACGATCAGCGATTTTTGGGATGATACGCATCTAAAACAACTGAACGGCGTGGAGACGTTCGATTTTACCACGTTTTCCGATGAGTCGTACTCCGAACATCTCGCTGACCGAAATAGGATAGTTATCCCGGGTGAAGACGGTGAGTTTCTCGAATTTATTATTGAAGAAGTTATACAACACTCTGATCGAACAAAAGCGGTTTACGCAAGTGCAAGTTATTTAGAACTGAAAAAACAGAAAGTGATCGAACCGCAGACATTGAGCGGACAAACACCGCAATCCGCCGTTGATTTTGCCCTATCTAATACAGAGTGGCGGCCCGGGATTATTACTTTTACAAATATTCGAACGATACACATTGAAAATCACACAAACCCGTATAACTTGTTACGTAAAATTGCGAGTGAGTTTGACCTTGAATTGCGTTTCCGCGTAGAAATAGACCACTACCGGATTATCGGGCGTTATGTGGATTTAATTGAACAGGTTGGTGAATGGCGCGGGCGCGAAATAGTGTTTGGTAAAGATTTACTAGGGATAGAACGAAAAGAAAAAACCGATCAAGTTGTAACAGCGCTTATTGGACTTGGACCAGAGCGTGAGGACGGTACACGACTCGAGGTGTTCGTCGAAGACTTAGACGCGTTACAGCGCTGGGGTCGTGGGGGGCGGCATCTCATTGAAGTGTATGAACCGGAATCGACCGATCAAGATATGACAGAATCGCGGTTGCGGGAATTAACTGAAAACGAACTAGAAAAAAGAGTAAATGCAATTGTGGAATATGAAGTAAATATTTCAGATGTCGAGAATGTCCCGGAACTGGAAAACGAACAAATTCGATTCGGCGATACGATCAGAATCAAAGACGAGAAGTTCAGTCCGCCGTTATACCTTGAGGCGAGAGTTCACACGCAAGAGCGAAGCCTTAGGGACAGATCAAGAAAAAGGGTTGTTTTAGGCGATTTTACTGAATACACGGAAGAAGAAGTGCGAGCGATATGGAAACAATTGCGACAACAAATACAACAGAAAATAAGTCGGGCGGAATTATCCGAATATGCGGAACGAAAAATACACAGAAGCGCTTCGCCCCCAGAAAATACGGAGCATTTATGGTTAGACATTACAACAATACCGAATGTGTTAAAGCGTTATGACGAAGAGGAAAACGATTGGGTCAAAATCACTCCGACGCGCGCAGATGAAGTGGGCGCGGAAACGCCGGACGGAGCGCAAGAGAAAGCCGATCAGGCGGAAGAAAATGCGAAAATTTATTCGGAAAACTTTACGATTAACTATGCGCAAAAACAAATAACATCTAGCCCTACGCCTCCCGAAAATCCGGAAATAGGAGACTTGTGGTTTGATAATAGTACCGAGCCGCCCACTTTTAGACGGTGGAATGGGTTGGAATGGGAGAAACTGTCGGCGTCGTCGTTTGAAGAATTGGAAGGCATGATTGACAAAGAACAACTTCCTGACCGTGTGATTGACGCAACAAAACTGGCGATTGACGCGGTACAAGCGGAGAATTTAGCCGAGAATTCAGTGTACGCGGAAGCGATCCAAGCCGAAGCTGTCGGAGCGCAAGCGATTGCGGCGAACGCTATTTTAGCCAAGCATATTGCGGCTGGCGAAGTGACGGCAAATCATTTAGCGGCTGATGCCGTCACAGCGAATGCTATAGCGGCGGGGGCTATTTTATCAGAGCATATCGCATCGAAGAGTATAACGACAGATAAGCTCATGGTGGGCAACCTAGATAATATGATTGACAACCCTAATTTCATAGATTCTATTGAACCTCATCACGTCTTCATGGGAAGATGGGGGCTACTTACAGGGGAACAGTCGTTCGTGCAAGGGAAACCCTCGCTCGAATGCGATGCAGAAGAGCTTGGGGGCGAACAACGAATATATCTGAACGGCGACCACACTATAGAGGTGCAACCGGGAGAGCGCTACTACATGACTGTCTGGGTTAGGCCGTCTGGGCCTAGCGGAGTGACTTGGAACAGGCTCAATTTAGCCTTTCGTTGCGAAGATGCAAACGGAAACTATTTGGCTTTTGCGGGTAGCCAGACATGGAAACCGGGAGTAGACATTCCCGTACGACAGTGGACACAATTAAGTTTGATAGCGGATATTCCAGCCGGAGCTGTCACGATGGCCCCGACAATTCGTGTCTTAGACGACGACGCAAATAATATCTCTCACTATCTTTTCGACGCGGTTAACATGCGGCGCATGGTTGATGGCAATATTATTACCGGGACCTTGGACGCAGGACAGGTGACAATCGGCGGGACGGGGCCTACGCGAGCGCATCTGGGTGTAGACAATATTGAGTTTTATCGAAATAACAACTATACCGGACAAGTCACAACCGCTCAATACGATAATAACCGCGATCAAATTTTAGTTCACTCCCCGAATCAGTCTGCATTAGCCGCATCTGATGAAGTCGGCTGGGGATCGTTGTATAAAGGCGCCTTTGTCGAAGCGCACAACACTTCTAACAATGCGAACGTCAATCTGATAGCGTATAATGGTAGCCGTGTTTCTGAATTCTCAATATCGGCGACAGATGGCGCCGCACTCTTTGGCGGTTTAACAGTGTACGGAGGACAGTCTGTTTTCTACGACCCGATTATTGTCGAACCCCTTAGCGGGACTACAGCTCTCCGTCTTAACATTGAAAGAGCTTGGGAATTCAGGTCATACGGTACAGGCTCTGCAACAGAATTAGGTTTAAAAGCTTTAACGGCGCAAAAAAATTTTTCAATAAGGAACTCTGATGATCAGCGGATAGTCGACTTTAGGGCTTATACAAGCGGCGGTGGTATGTATGTTTACCGCGATTTTACAGTAGCGGGCAGCAAGTCAGCAGTTGTCGAAACCGAAAACTACGGGAAACGTCTCATGTATGCACTTGAGACGCCAGACAGCCGTTTCATGGACGTAATAGAGACGACACTCGAGCCCGGTGAGCATTGGATTGAGCTTAATCCTATGTTCGCGGAGACGATCAACGGTTATAGCGTGTTTCCTATAACGCAAGACGGAGGTAGGGTACAAGTGTTGGAGCGTGAGCCAAAACGCTTCAAACTTCGCGTGATCGGAGAAAAACAAGTGGACGTTGCATGTTGGGTGTACGGGAAACGAATCGGTCACGAAGAAAAATACATGGAAAAAGTAAAAGAGGAGGATGAGTTAGAACACAATGAACATTGATGCAAACAAAGTAATACAAAAACTATCCGCGCAAATAGCGGCACAGGCGCAACAAATAGCAATACTTCAGGTGCAAGTCGAACAGTTGCAGGAACAGATTGAGAAGTTGGAGGGAATTAAAAATCAAGCCCAAAAGGTTGTGGAAAGCCACGAAAAAGCGCAAGAAACAAAAGCGAAATTAGCAGAGCTAGGTAAAGCCGAATAGGCTTTTTTATTTTGCATGGAGGGAGCGGGGATATGTGGAAATAGATGTAATGCAATATTTTCTCACACAGGGGCCGTTCGCGGTCCTTTTTGTGTGGCTACTCATTTACGTTATGCGAAACAACCGAGAACGCGAGAAACAGCTACATCAGACGCTGAACGAGTTCGCATCACGATACGACATCGTGATCGATGAGCTGCGGGAAATCAAAGACCGGCTACCACGGAGGTAGGTGGTTAATTTTTTAGAGGGGGATGATTATGGTTGTTAAAGTAGCAATTGGAGCTGGACACGGTGGTTTTGGGGCAACACCGGGAAAGCGCACGCCAGACGGTGAATATGAGTGGGATTTTAACAACAAAGTCGTTTTAGCTGCTATCAAGTACTTGAAACAATACCAAGGTGTAGAGATTATGCGCCTTGATGATCCATCTGGAAAAACGGATGTACCGCTATCAACCCGTACAAATAAAGCTAATACGTGGGGGGCAGATATTTATGTATCTTGTCACCACAACGCAAACACAGGGGTATGGGGTGATTGGACCGGAACAGAGACTTTTTATTACGTTGGGTCCGCCAAAGGAAAGAAACTGGCACAACTCATCCATGCAAAAGTACTGAAGGCATACGGTTTAAGGGATCGAGGAATCAAGAGAGGGAACCACTTGTACGTCATCAAAAACACAAAAATGCCAGCGGTCCTAATTGAAGGCGGGTTCATGGACTCCACGATTGACATTAAAAAGCTTCGTGACGATAAGGTGCTAGACGCCGCAGGAAAAGCGATAGCAGAAGGAGTTGCGGAGTATTTTGGGTTAAAAAAGAAAATGGGTGGTCAGTCTAAACCATCGAAACCCAGCAAATCCTCTACTAAATCTAGTAAAGGCAGTAGCACAAAATGGACAGGTCAGATTCTTCGGAAAGGCGATAGCGGCCCGATTGTCCGATCTATGCAGAACATGTTGATCTCAAAAGGTTTTAGTCTCCCGAAGTTTGGAGCAGATGGCCATTTTGGCGATGAAACAGAAAGAGCTGTCCGGGCAGCACAAAGAGCAACTGGCATTCCCGTGGACGGCATAGCCGGGCCGCAAACTTACCGTGCATTACGAAACTACTCCGGATCATCATTCCGCTTCCGTCATTGGAATGGTTCCGTCATCAGAAACGGAGAACGTGGAAAGCATGTCAAGGAGCTTCAGGACCGACTGTTGGCACTTGGATACAAGTTGCCGAAATACGGTGCGGATGGCGTGATGGGTAGCGAGACAGCCAATGCAGTCCGAAAGTTCCAGCGTGATGCGGGAATTAAAGTTGATGGTATTCCAGGACCAGAGACGAAAAAGTCATTAGAGGGGAGAGGGTAAGCCATGGAACAAGTACTCATTTTCGCCACAATCTTGGCACCGATCATCACGGCACTTGTCGAATTGGTGAAGCGATCGGTACCGGTTCCGAAAAATGTCATTCCGGCGATCAGTCTCGTGATCGGACTGTTTGTCGGAGCAGTGGCTTATCCGTTCACTGACTTGGAATTGGTACTGCGATTATGGTCGGGAGGATTGGCAGGATTGGCAGCGACGGGCTTGTTTGACCCGAGTTCGACAGTTGCTAGGTAAACGAATGCCCCTCAAAGCTTTGTGTATCAAGGTTTTGAGGGGTAAAAAGGGCATAATTATTGTGTTACTAGCTTTTCGGTTTGATTTCTAAAATTTCAGGAGGCAGATTCACGCCTACTTTATTGAAAATCTCTTTCTGTTTGGCGGTTGGTGTCGTCGTACGATATAGATCTCCATCCTTCGTGGTGAAATGACCCACTTGAAGCCTTTGGACCTCACGACGCACGGAATCCCAACTCGAGCCGGTTTCATTTTCAATCAACCTGACAAGCAAAAGTGCCAGCCAATTAATGATGATATGAGCTCGAATTCGTCTCTCTAGCCGATGGTACATCGGCCGTATGTTTAATGTGGACTTTAACGTTCGAAAAGCGCTTTCGACTTGAAGTAACTGCTTATACCCTAACGCAATATCCTCAAGGGATAACGTATCGTCTGATGTCCGGATTAAGTATTTGCCATCGTATTTCTCTTCATCCCGTATGGCTTGCTTATTCAGTTTCAAGGTACCATCTTTCAATTGGCGGATATATTTCCCGTACACTTTATGCACCCGTAAAGCACATGCCCGTTTGTGGTGGGCTTCATTCGGTAATTGTTTCAAATTTTCAAGCTGCTCCTCAACGGCACAGATGATTTCCTTTCTTTGACGGCGGTCACGTTCGGCTTCTTCCGGATTATAGGCGATCACATAGCGTTTTCTGGCTTCGCCATCTCCAACAATCGATTCTTTTACTAAGAGGTTTTCACGAATGGCATGGAACCGTCCACGTTTATTAAGTGCAGCTTCCACATCCTTTTTGCCTGCCCGCATCCGTTCGCCAATAATATAATGTCCGGCACCACGTTGTAGGATGCGTAGATTTTCTTCGGAGGAAAAACCACGATCCATCACATGGATTATGCGCCCAAGGCGCCAACCCATCAAATCTTTCTTCACTTCCTCAATCACATTCATATCCATCGTGTTTCCTGGCCAAGACCACACTTTAATGGGAATGCCTTCACGTGTAACCGCTAGTCCAATCACCGTTTGTACGAGGTCCGGACGTTTATCTTTCGAGTATCCTTGAAGCCGAAAATCGTCATCTTCCGGGGTTTCGTTGGGAGCGACTTCAAAGTAACTGGATGTCGTATCGAAATAGAGAAGATCAACTTCCAGATTGAACAGGTTGGAAACATTGTCAAATACACGATCTTCCAACAAGCTTTGGGCATCCAATAACTCGTCCATGGCACGGTAAAGCTGATGGCAATGAACACTTGGAAGCCCAGGGAGATAGACATCTTCGGATATCCATTCTTCCATTCCTAATTTACTGGAAGGGGCAAGCGCACGGTTTGCGACCATTGCAAAAATGGCACGTTCTAAATTGATTTCGTGCTTGCGCTCTTTAAAAATCTCTTCGAGAATCGTATCCATCCCTAATTTTTTCCAAAGTTGATCAAATAGCCAAATGCCACCCAGTTGCTTGACAGACCGGAATAAAAATTCAGCTGTATCTCTAATTTTTTGTTTCGACTTCAGTGCCTCTTCGGGTGAGAGGAATCTATTGATACTTTGGGCCAGTCGTTCGAGTACGTCCATATCGAGATCATCTTCACGACCGAATGAATAGATCACCTTCGCTTTCGCATATTTGGCCTTCGGATCCCACACGTTATGAGCGAGCTGAATGTACGAAACTCTTGATCCATCTTTGTTTTTGCGAGTCACCCTTCTAATATACATGCCTATATTATAATTCATAAACATTATAATGTAAACACAAATTTTATTAAACGTGTGCCTATGTAAAATTCAAAAAATTTTAAGCACAAATCCACGAAAAGATTGATATCATAGGAAATACATTTTATTAAAAAGTGAATTTGTGCCTATTTACTGTCGAACTCGGGGTTTGAGTTGGCTGTGAATAAACATGAAGGTGTGACGAAATAATGCAAAAGCCCCATCTCGTGTGAGGTGGGGCTATATTGGCCTAAAATTTTGCTTTTTTACCTTTCACAAGCCCAGTTGTCTTTGTCTCGATCCATTTTTGGCTGGTATGCTGGATGACCCTTTGGTACACCATCCGGGTAAACTTTACGTAATTCAGTGCAATTAGCAAACGATTCTTTTCCACTACCTGTATCTTTTGAAGAAGTTTCCTTTTTAGATGGATTACTCTTTGTTGTGCTTTTCTTCGTAGATGATGTTGATTTTTTTGATTCTACACACCCCTTAAAGCCATCATCCGTGACATACCCGGATTTCCCCCAGATATTTCGTTTTTCACTTTTTGCGGCGTTTTCAGCTTTCTTGTACTGATCGAGATACTTATACGGTGGTTCATATACGTATGCAACACGTGCGAGACCTTCTTTGAGAAGCGTTTCTTGTACTGATTTCCCATCCACAAATATATATGCCAGCAACCTGTCGTATTTATCTCGCTTACTTTTTTCGAACTCAAGAGTTAGTTTTCCACTGTTAACGAGTTGTTTATTGCGGTTGTAAGCCTCTTCCGCGTATGGTTGTTTACAAGATCGCGAATCCTTACTTTCCGGGGTGTCTATTAATAAATATCGCACAGTCTCCTCTTTTCCGTTGTAATTTACCCTTATCGTATCTCCATCCACTGTTTTAACTAACTTTACCTCAACTTGATTTGACTTTGATTCTTTTGTAGTGGTTGATTTCTTTTTTGATGAGCTTTCTTCTTTACTATTGTCATTGGAAGCTGTTGATTTCTTATTTGATGTGTTAGAACTTGTCGATTTTTCGGCGGTAGTGGTTTTAGACTCATCATTAGAGGGTGTTACCTGTTTTCCGGTATTCTCGTTTTTTACATCCGTGCTTTCTTCCTTAACAGTTTGTTCAACTTTTGTTTCATTATTTGCAATGTCTGCTGTTGTATCATTTGTAGTGCCTGCGTCAGTTGTAACTCCGAACGCTATAAAGCTAAAAAAAGTAACAGCTAGGTAGACAAAGCTATGTCTTCTCTTCCGAACTTTACCCCAAAATATAAACCTTTTTGGTTTGATAAAAGCTAAGAAAAAAAGAATAATACTTGCGAAAAACAGCAATAGAAAAAAGTCGTCCAATTAGACCCCTCCCTATATATTTCTGAACATTATAACCTTTTAGTGTTATAAATTCTATCATAGTGTTCACTAAAGATATACTCTATTTAGAACCAGATCATCTGATAAACATTTTCTCAACCTCCTTCACTACATCCACTGCAGACACTTCTATATATCCTCGTCGGTTTTTCACCCGCACATCATATACTGTCGCCTGATCTGTTCTGGACACACGTATAAGCTCATTGCTCAATCTGTCCAGTTTGGCGTCTACACTCTTTAGGACATTTTCTATTAGCTGTTCATAAATCAACCGAAATTTCAGTCCATTCTCACGTATCCTATCCCGATCATACCGAAGTGCTTTTTGTGCAGATCTGAAAATGAGGTATTCCCGCGCCAGCTTCCGATCTCGATCGGTTAGCGTGCCCATACGATCACCTCTTGTAGGAACATTTGTTCCCATTATATTCAATTTGTGGTTATTTTCAAAGAAAAAACCACACCTCTATCCGTGAGGTTTTTTGAATTGAATGCGAACAAACATTCGTATATAATAAAGAACTAGGAGGGGATATTTTTGCTAACAAGAAGGCAGCGAGAGGTTCTTGATGCAATCATTACGTTTACACAAGAAAACAATTACCCACCTACTGTCCGAGAAATTGGCAGCATGATCGGAAGCAAATCGCCGAGCACGGTACAGGACTTATTAAAGAAGTTAAAAAGAAAAGGCTTTGTCACGTGGGAACCAAAGATACCGAGAACAATTCGAATTATTAAAAGGATTGAAAGGCGGGTTAAGCATGGAACAAGAGGAAAGGAACCAGATTATAGAGTTTGTTAAATTTATGATGAAGAAGAATTCAAAGAAGTTTAAGACCGGGGACAAAATGCCCGTTCACGTGAATGGAACCGGTTACGTAATTGTTGAGGTGGAGGGAGTAAACGATGACGGGACCGTTGAGCTAACGATAAAAGAGTAATTTAGTAAGACTGTGGGGGCGAGTGGGAACGATAAGAAGATCTAATAAATAATAAATTTTTCGGATCTTCATTAAGGATTCCCTTTTGTAAAGCTGACAAGCAGAGGGCGCATATCCTGAGAAATAAGGGGGTATGCGCCCATGCATGTTAAGATCATCGAGGGTGAATTTGCTGACAAGTGTCGCCACGCTTGCTATGCTTATCTTAAAGGGAAGTACAGGAGGGAGAAACTCGGTGATCGGGATTTACGCAAGAGTAAGCACAGAGGAACAAGCAAGGACAGGTTTCAGCTTACAAGACCAAATCAAGGAGTGCAAAAAGAAAGCGAGAACGAATGAAGTTATTGAATACATAGATGATGGATTTTCCGGAGAGTTTTTAGACAGGCCGGCATTGACAAAGTTGCGGAATGATGTAAAAGAAGGAATCATTTCTAAAGTAATTTGCCTCGATCCTGACCGACTATCCCGAAAATTAATGAACCAATTAATAATAACGGATGAGTTTGATCGTCTTGATGTTGAACTTATATTTGTGAACGGTGAATATGCCAAGACTGCTGAAGGGCAGCTTTTTTACAGTATGCGTGGTGCTATTGCTGAATTTGAGAAGGCCAAAATTAATGAACGGATGTCTCGTGGACGAAGGGAGAAGGCACGTCAAGGTCGTGTCGTCCGGGACTACCAGATATACGGTTACGACTACGATAAAGAAACCGAACAGTTTATCATCAATGAAAGCGAGGCGGAAATTGTCCGTCTCATATTTGATCTTTTTACGAAGCCTAATGACCTTGTCCGCGGAATCAACGGGATAGCAAAATATTTAACGGAGAAAGGTGTTCCCACCAAGCGTGGTGCAAATGTGTGGCACCGCCAAGTAGTACGACAAATGCTCATGAACCGAGCCTATATTGGAAAATTCTATCAGAATAGGTGGAACACGGAAGGAATGCTTGGTAACAAACACAAGCCAAAAGATGAACGCATACCTATGAAAGAGCGACCTCGGGAAGAGTGGATACCTGTTCCTTGTCCTGCCATTATAGATCGTCAAACCTTTGACCATGCACAAAATCTGCTCTCCGAATCTCGTCGCCGATGGACAAAACAAAGCAAAAGAAGATACCTTCTTAGCGGACTTCTTCGATGCGCCAAATGTGGTAATACAATGACCGGAAGAAAACATCGTAACTGGGGGGCAGATGTTTTTATATATACCGATGAGAAAAATTACTCTGGAGCAAAGCATCCCGGTTGTGGTATGCGGGTTAGGTGTGAAAAACTTGATAAAGATGTGTGGGATAAAATATCCCATTGGTTGAACAACCCAGATGAGATTGCAACGGTAGAAGATGAGACGGATGAGGTTGATTTTGAACAGGCTGAAATCATTCGGTTAGAAACTGAAATTAAAAAGGCAAAAGAGGGCCGTAAGCGGCTTCTCAACCTGTTTGCGGAAGGTTTGGAGATCGGTCAGGAAGAAATCCGAGAATCATTGAAAGGGTTGAAGCGAAAAGAGGAGCATTTAACAGAAGAATTAGAAGAGTTAAAGAAAAGATATAGCGAACTGTCGAATAAGCAATATAGCGCCAACCTTATAAAAGAGGCCGCTGCGTACTATTTAAATCATGGTAAGGAAGAACTGTCTTTTGACGATAAGCAGGCATTGATTAGATATGTAGTGAAGGAGATTAGGGTATATAAGGACGGTATTGAGATATACACTTTCTAA